GCCGTACCTTTTCTATCTCTCCGAGGTAAAACTTGTTGGCCTCAAGCTCTTCTTGCACAGTAGGTTTCTTATCCCAACCAATGCGAGGAAAACGGCTAATAGAACCGCCATCAAAGGAATCCCCATTATTAACAATAATGTTCGGCTTAAAATGCTCAATAAACTTGAGTAAAGCCTTAAAGGCTGTGGTTGTATCATCAGGATAAAAATGGGCATCGCTAAAAACAATAATACGACCTTTATCAAGATGAGTTCCCCTTCTGACTGAGATTGGCGCTTGCTCTAGCATCGCCTCGTTTTTAGCCTTGAGACGCTCTTCTTTTTCTTGTTTTTGCTTGTTATTGTGTTCGCCTTTTAAATCTACCCCTAGCGAAAGTGTGATTCCTAATCTAAACTCTACGGTGCGCCGCCTATTCATTATTGACCTAGGACTGGTCTTTAATTCTTTAGCCATTAGCGTAGGGCTGGGGTGCTTTGTCCACAATTCTGCAAACTGCTGGTCGGTTAAATAGTAACCGTGCTGGTTCCGCATAAAATACCTTTACGTAGTTAAGAAAGGGTATATCATTATTATTGTGCCGATATTACAATAACTTAGGAAAAAAACAAAGTTATGGCAAGAACTAAAGAAACGTCAGCTAAAGAATTACCCAAATCAGGATTAAACCTAGACTTCTCGAAGTCTCCAGAGGTTTATCGGTTTTTACAGTCTAACGCATTTGTGCGTGGGATGATGGGGCCTGTTGGCTCTGGCAAATCATACGCTTGCGCGGCCGAGGTGTTCATCCGCGCCATTCAGCAAAAGCCTAGCCCTATCGATGGCATCCGATATAGCCGTTTTGTCATTGTACGTAACTCTTACCCAGAATTAAAGACTACGACAATTAAGACCTGGCAAGACCTTTTCCCAGAGAATACCTTTGGGCCAATGCTCTATACGCCACCCATTACGCACCATATTAGGTTACCAGCTCGCGAGGGCGCGGCTGGGATTGACTGTGAGGTAATATTCCTAGCGCTTGACCAACCCAAAGACGTGCGAAAGCTATTATCCCTAGAGCTAACTGGGGCATGGGTCAATGAGGCGCGAGAGTTGCCAAAGGCTGTGATTGATGGCCTTACGCACCGAGTCGGGCGATATCCCACTAAACGCGATGGGGGCGCAACTTGGCACGGTATCTGGATGGATACCAACCCAATGGATGATGACCATTGGTGGTATCGCATGGCCGAGAAAGAAAAGATGACTGGGCCGTATGCGTGGAAGTTTTATAAACAACCAGGCGGGGTCATTGAGGTATCTGGCGATATGCTCCCAGAAAACCCAGAGGCCAATGATTGTATTTTCTCAGCTGGCAAGTGGTGGCAACTAAACGATAAGGCTGAAAACGTATCTAATCTACCCGCTGGCTACTACCAACAGATGCTCTTAGGTAAAAACCTAGACTGGATTCGCTGTTATGCCGAGGGCAAATACACCTACGTTCAAGAGGGCAAGTCAGTCTGGCCTGAGTACAACGATAACATTATGGCCGTTGACTTAGAGGTTGACCCAACCGTGCCGATCCAAGTAGGCCTAGACTTTGGTTTGACCCCAGCGGCCGTGATTGGTCAGCGTACAGCTGGCGGTACTTGGAATATCCTAGACGAGATCGTAACCTTTGATATGGGGCTTGAACGCTTTGGCCATCAACTCTTATCTGAGCTAAATGCCAAATATCCTGGGATGCAAGTCTTGGTTTGGGGCGATCCAGCGGGTATGGCTAGGGATGCAATCTATGAGGTTACAGCCTTTGACTTCTTGAAAACGCTAGGCTTGAAAGCCCAGCCAGCACCATCAAATGACTTTAAGGTTCGCCGTGAGGCGGGTGCCGCGCCCATGCAACGGTTAATTAACGGTAAGCCAGGGCTATTGGTTGACACCAAATGCAAGTTATTACGCAAGTCTTTGGCTGGCGGCTACCATTTCAAGCGGGTATCCGTAGGCTCTGGGCAAGAGCGGTTTAGAGATGCGCCCAATAAAAATGAACATTCCCACGTAGGTGATGCCTTTGGCTACCTACTGCTAGGCGGCGGCGAGCATAAACGGATGACGCGCCCAGGCCAAGGAGCTAGTAAGACATTTGTAGCTCAGACCATCGCCAATAGCGAATTTGACATCTTTGCCCGATGAAGTTCGACATCCCTTATCAGGTATTAAATGATGAGATGCCTAAGCGCAGAGGTATCTACTTTCTCCCGTTTGTGCCTGAGCATTTTGACCATCTTGATATTGACCAGCCAGAAGTAACCGTATTAGCCAAGGGAGAACAGCTCAAGTTTATGGTGGCTAATCAGGCCGCTATGGGTACAGCGGTTACGGCGTTTATGCACGGCAGACCAGTCGCAGTCTTTGGCGTGGTGTATATCTGGAACGGCGTTGGCGAGATGTGGAGTATGTTTGATAACCGAGCCAGAGAGTTTCATGTAACGATGGTTCGTGGCGGCCGTATATTCTGCGATATCGCTACCCGATATCTCCACTTGCATAGGTTACAAATTACTGTTAGAACAGATGACATTAGAGCCATGCGATATGCGGAGTCTGTTGGTTTTGAGCAAGAGTCCGTAATGCGTAAGTTTGGCCCTGACAAAGTTGATTACTTACTTATGACGAGGTTTTAATATGGGTGGAATGTTCGGTGGTGGTGGCGCTCCTGACACTAGCGGTCAAATAGCGGAGCAAAGAGCAGAAAACGAGCGATTAAAAAAACAAGCAGAAGAAGAGCGGCGCGAACTTGCAGAACAGCAAGCTGGCCGTATGACTGCTCGTAGACGCGGCGGTTCTCGGATGCTGTTATCTGATACTCGACTTAGCCCAGAGCAAGGCGTTCAGCAAACTCTAGGTCAAACAGGAATGGGAGCTTAATATGGGTGGAGCCGTTCAAGCAGTTACAAAACCAGTTGGAAGAGCATTTAAAGGCTTAACTGGTCAAACTGAAGGCATTGGTGGCCCAGCATCGGCACCAGCCGCACCAGCTGAAAAAGCAGTTGATCGCGCAAGCCGATCGGAAGAAGAGATGGGCGCACGTATGCGTGGCGCTCGCAGACGCGCCCGTGGTTTGTTAGCTCAAGAAAGTCTTGGTGCAAAAGAGGAAACCCTAGGCGGCGGCAACAATCTATAAGGACTAATCATGCCAGACAAAAGTAAGATGCAAGCAAAAGTAGCCAAGGTAATGCGCGAGTATTCCAAAGGAAAACTTAAATCAGGTAGCGGTGAGAAGGTTAAGAGCGCCGATCAAGCAAAAGCAATCGCAATGGCCGAAGGCCGTAAAGCTGGGGGCTACTAATGAAAGAAGTTTGGGATAAAGAGCGGCCTAAAGAATTAGGCAAGCCAAAGAAACTCTCGCCTATGCAAAAAGCGGCGGCTAAAGCCATGGCCAAGAAAGCTGGCAGACCTTATCCCAATCTCGTTGATAACATGAGAGCGGCTAAAAAATGAAAATCGAAATCTATCTAAACGGTAACGATAAAGAAGATAAAGAGGATATGCCTAAAAAGCCTAGCGCCTTTCATAAGAAAGTGGCGCAAATGCTTGCTAAGCAAAAAGGCCGCTCAAAAGCCAATGAGATGGATTTGAAAAAGGCAATGGACTTAGACGAGGATGATGAGGATTAATGGCTATTCTCATTGAGCGCGAGTCGCTCACTACCAAGTCTCGTCATGTATCGCCTAGCTATGTAGATCAGGATGGCAATCAATATCTAGCTAGCTCGGATAGGCCGTTTCCAATTATTGATGTAAACCATTTACGTTTGCATGAAGGCAGAGCGTATTACGTTTATAAACTATTCCCAGACGCGGCTAAGTTAGCAACATCGGCAAGTATTGATATTGCTATTGCTTGGCCAGCTGGTATTTTGCCTCATGCTGTTATGACCTACCAATGCGGCGGTGAGGCTGAGTTTTATATTTATGAATCTCCAACCACTAGCGGTGGTACAGCAATGACTATTCATCGCCGTAATCGAGCGTTGACAACAACAAGCTCAGGAGCCGCTGTTTTTGCCCCAACAGTTACATCAACTGGTACTGAGATTTATGCTGAGTTTATTTCTAGCGGCCAAGGTGGTACTGGAGCTGGCGGTGGAGACTTTACATACGAGTTTGTATTTAAACCATTAACAACATATCTGTTTCGTTTGACCAACGTAAACGGTCAAGCGCAAATGGCTGAAATACGAGTTGAGTGGTACGAATGAAGAAAGAACATAAGAATCCTAAAGGCGGTCTTACTGAGGCTGGCCGTAAATACTTTGAGCGCAAAGAAGGTGGTAACTTACAGGCTCCACTAAAGTCTGGCACCAGCCCACGGCGCGTATCGTTTGCGGCTCGGTTCGGTGGTATGGCTGGCCCATTGGTAGATGAGAAAGGCAGACCAACTCGTTTGAAGTTGGCACTAAAGGCGTGGGGTTTTGGTAGCAAAGAAGCGGCTCGTAACTTTGCAAATCGACATAAGAAAGACTGATATGGCTGAAATGATGCGTTTGAAACCAGAAGAGATTTTAAAGCGCCACGATATAGCGTTGCGTAAAAAAGAGGACTTCCGTGATCTATACGATGAGGTCTATGAGTTTGCTTTGCCACAGCGTAACCTCTATGACGGTTATTATGATGGTAAGGTTGGCGGCGCTAAGAAGATGAACCGCGTATTTGATGCTACTGCTATTAACTCTACACAGCGCTTTGCCAACCGATTACAGTCTGGCATTTTCCCGCCACAGCGTAAGTGGTGCCGACTAGAGGCTGGCCCTGATATTCCTGATGACCGTAAGGCTGAGGCCAATGCGGCATTGGACATCTACACAGAGAAACTGTTTGCAACTCTCAAGCAATCTAATTTTGATATTGCGATTGGTGAGTTTTTGCTTGATCTGTCAGTCGGCACAGCTGTTTTGATGGTTCAGCCTGGCGATGACATCGCGCCCATTAACTATATCCCCGTACCTCAATTCCTAGTAGCGTTTGAAGAGGGCGCTAACGGTCAGGTAGATAACGTATATCGCCGTATGCGGATTAAGGGTGAGGCCATTATCCAGCAATGGAAAGATGCCAACATCCCTAGCGATTTACAAACCAAGATTGATAACAAGCCTACTGAGGATTTTGAGCTGATTGAGGCTACTGTATTCGATCCTAAGCGCGGCGATTATTGCTATCACGTAATTGCTAAAGACACTAAGCAAGAGATTGTGTACCGCAGACTAAAGAATAGTCCGTGGGTAGTTGCTCGTTACATGAAAGTTGCTGGCGAGATTTATGGCCGCGGCCCATTGATTACAGCTCTCCCAGACATTAAGACATTAAACAAAGTAAAAGAGTTGGTATTGAAAAATGCTAGCTTGGCTATCTCTGGTGTATATACGGCGGCAGACGATGGGGTATTGAACCCAGCTACCGTCAAAATTATCCCTGGCGCGATCATACCAGTAGCGCGCAATGGTGGCCCACAAGGCGAGAGTTTGAGACCTTTACCTCGCGCTGGGGATTTCAACGTATCGCAAATTATTATCAATGATCTAGTGCAGAACATTAAGCGTATTTTGCTAGACGAATCTTTGCCGCCAGACAATATGTCAGCTCGTTCTGCAACTGAGGTTGTTGAGCGCATGAAGGAATTGAGCCAAAACTTAGGCTCTGCATTTGGTCGTTTGATTAATGAAACAATGATTCCGATTGTGA